TAGAATTGCAGCGTATAAAGGCGGGTTCAACTTTGTAGGATTTGAAATAGACCCTGAATATTATGAGAAACAAGAAAAGCGTTTTAATGACTTTAAATCACAACTTCGGTTGTTTTAGCGGTGTCGGTTCTGGCATTGCTGGTAACTACGTAATATACGCATAAAAAATAATATTTTCCTTTGTGAACTATGAAATTATATGACAAAATACAAACATTTACAACTGATGATTTTCAGAAACAACAGTTAAATCAGCTTAGAAAAAATAAGGTAAATGTAAGTAAGTTTATAAGAGATGCTGTTAATGAAAAGTTGGCAAAGGAAAATATTTTAATCCAAGACAAAAGAAAAAAATATACAATCCAAGATTTGAAAGATAGTTTTAAACAAAGTATTTTCTAAAGTAAAAGTAAGCTGGAATTAAAAGCAATAGCAACCACAAAAAATTGAAAGATTGCTTTTCCGTTACTTTCACCTCAACTGTTTTAGAAGTTTTATCTTTAGTGCCTTGTTTAACGTATTTCTGTTCGATTTGCGACACTTTATTAGTTTTGTCAACAATTATATTGTTTTTCTTTTTTGAGTGCTTTATTTTAACGTTTTTGAACGTTTGACCATTTACTATAAAAGGTAAAGTGTTATCGATTGGAATGTACTCGATTTCATTACTTGTTGAACTGTCAACTATTTTAGTATTCATATCAACTTTTGTAACAGTCTTGGAAGTATCTACTTTGGTAGTTTCTGAAACTGTTTCTATTTTAGTTTCTGATTTGTTTACTTTTCGGCTGGAGCAAGAAGTTAAACAAACTACTATAATTATTGCTATAATAAATATAATAATGATGTTATCGTTTCTGTTTGGTGTTGTTGTCATTTTTAAGTACTTTAATGTGTTGGTTTTAAATTTTTTAACATTTGTTTCCCTCATTGATAAGGGAAAGGATTTTATAAATTTTTATATTCAAATTTAGCATCAAATGAAGGACAAGCTTTTACAACACCTTTAAAATCTTTATGACCTTGAACAATAGCATTTGGAAATTGTTGTTTAGCTTGTTTTATTAGCTGTTCAAGACTTTCTTTTTGTTTGATAGTTCTTGTGTCTTTTGTTTTTCCCAAAGCATCTACACCACCAATATAACTGAAATGAATGCTATTAGCATTAAAACCTTTTACTCCGTTTGTAGGGTTTTCGTATTTCTCTAATTCGTGAATAACACCATTTGCATCTATTAATCTATGATACCCTACTGTTTTCCATTTAAGCGTATTTTTCCAATGATTTAATATTGATTGTTTCGTTGCGTTTGGCTGAGTAGCCGTGCAGTGAATAACTATGTAATCTATTTTTCTCATTTATTCAAGTTTTTATATTCAATCAATTCTTTTTCTAATTTTTTAATATGTACTTCTAAATCTTTACATCTTTTTTCAACTTTTGAAATTTGCTCTTTTAGTTGTTGATTTTCTTTTTCAATTTCAAAATATTTTTTCATCCAAGAGTCTGACCTCTCTACTTCTAAAGCATAATTTACAGAAATTTGGTCAAACTTGTTTTGAAGATTATCAATGGAGTTTCTTAATCCGTTTACTTTTTCCCGATAATACTGCCTTTCAGACTTTACTTCATTTTTAATAGTTTCTAATTCTTTTCTATATTCTTCTCTTTCGGTTTTAAAATCAGCTTCTTTTAATAAAAGAAAATCACGGGTATTTTTTGCTAAATCAATTTGCTCTTTTTGTACTTCAATTTCTCCTTTTTTCAATTCTACTTTCTTAGCTTGTTTTCCACCAAATATCCAAGCTATTGGAATAGATAAAGTACTTACAAGCGCAACCCAATTTTCTAACAACCAACCCATTATTTTTTATTTTTAAAAGCGTAAACATTATCCAAAACAAACAAACTCAAACAGAAATAGAATAAATGAGTATTTATAAAAATTATGTTTGGAATAAATAAAATTAAGAAAGTCCCAGCAGTAAATCCAATCCACGATAAATTACCGTCTGAATTGCTTACTTTGTCACCAAAAAATATATTACGCAATCCCTCGTAACCGTGACCTAATCCGAAGCCAATCGCACTTAGTACAAATCCTAAGACTATCTTTTGCCAAGTCCATAAGTCCAAGTCAAGTAATCCTAAACCTTTGTATGCAAGTGTTAAAAACCCCACTACGTGCATTACGTTTCTAAATTGATGGTAGATTGTTTTCATATTAAATAGTTTTCAATTTTTCAATAGTTTCTTCTATTTCCAATATTTCAGTATCTACCTTGTTTACTATTTCATCGTTCCCCAACTCAATATTAGAATTTCGATAACTTTTAAGGTAGTTTAACCTTGTTTCGCATTGCTTAATTAATTTCTGTATCATTTTTTTAAGTATTAAAGTTAGATTACCATTTGTCGGTACATAAGTGTAGATGAGTTGATTAGCATATACACATAGTGTATTTCTGTTGCTCCATCGTAGTAGCATGCATCAAAAGCGGTATCACCTACTACACCAGCACCTTGCACGACTGGCATTGTTGTCGAACCCATCATATTTTGTCCAGATATATCATACTCAAACCAACGGTTATTGTTGTTTTGTTGAATATAAATTTTATCACCGAGGTACGTGTACTTACTTCCTGTACCAAATGCCTCAACTGCGGGAGAATAAAGCACCCCTGACACCCAAGTGTTCAAAGCAATATCATAATAGTCAAGGACAGCACCGTTCCCTCTAAATGAGTAAATCCTTTGTCCGTTAATGATTGCATTTTCGGCAGTCCACGCACTATTTGTAACACCATATACCCAATGAGCTGACATACCAGCGATAGGTGCGCCTGCTCTTGCCGACGTTGGTGCTAATGTACTCCAAGTATTAGCTGAAATTGAATAGCGATACATTGTAACTGCGTTGTTACCCATATAATAAAGAAAATCATCATTACCCTCGATAGAATAAACAGACGTTACATCGGGCTGAGTAGTCCAAGCTACACTTGTTGTTAGAACCGTTGCTGTGTTTGATGCAATAGTTCTAATTTGACCTGCGCCAGTCCCCGATACAATTCTAACTTGACTATTTGCCCATTGATTTGTTGCCCACGCTTTACCGATATTAGTAAGGGTTGACGCGCCTCCAGCCGTTGCTGTTCCTGTTGCAAACGCTTTATAATCGGTATTTAACCAACTTGGTGTGCTTATCAATTTTCCGTCTGATGCAAGTGAAGCTGGTAATCCTGTATGTTGAAGAGTTACCCAAGTGTTTGTAGCAAAGTCATATTTTTTAAATGAACCCGATGCGATTGTTCCCGAACCTACAACATACCAAACAGGCGTACAAAGTCTGTAAACTGTTGACGATGTAAATGCTGATGCTTGTGTTGCTACTGTGATAGTTGCGTTTGCTCCTACTGTATTACTAACTATTGGAAGCGTTACACCTGCGTTTGGTCCTGATAAGATATGAACAGAATAACCTGCTAAAGAACGAGCCAAAGTCTGATTGGTTATAATAGTAGATGTCGTTCCACCCGTTGCAGTTAATGATGAAGCTACTGCTGTCCCTGCTCCAAATGAACTTGCTACACCTGATGCACCTGCTGCTAATGTACCCGCAAGTGATGGAGATGGAAGTTGAATCCACCCATCCTCTAAAGGACTGTAAAGATATGCAACCGTTAGGGATTGAACATACAACTGTTGCTGTCTAAAGTGTCTTGATGAAGCAATAAATGAACCTGCTACTGTTGCTACTGGTGCTGGTGTTAATTGCTCCCATCTTTTTAAATCTAATAATTTTCTATTCCCGTTTGTTGTTGCCATTGTTATGTTATGTTACGTTTATATTTCTTCTTAAATTATCTGCTGTGTTTCTTTCAAGTGATATAATTGCTGAGTTAGCATTTTGCCCTCCTAATTGCGCCATATTAGTTACTGTCGTTACTGTTGATACTGTTGATAAACTGCCCGATACGGGTTGAGTTACCCTTGACCCATCAACAAACAAATTACCATTTACAGGGTTTACTTGCGCTAATCCAATAGTTCTATTAAGCGATTGAATACCCATTCTCATAGCTTGTATAGCTTGAATTAGCTCATTATTAGTTATAGCATCATCATTATCATAAATGACTTGTAATAAATCATTTGATGACATTGCACTTGTGTTATAATCTAATGTAATAATGGTATTATTAACCGCTGTAAATCCTGTTAATGGATTTGCTACATTGTAAATAATGACATTGCTATTGATATTGATAATTGCTACCAATCTTTTAATATCAAAATTTTGAATACCTAATAAATTGATAGTTCCAACTCCAGAAATTCCGGGAGTAAAAATGTAATTTGGTGTTATAAATGATTTCATATTTTATTCTTTTTATCCAAAAATTAATGAGTACCCTATTGCTTCTTCTGCTGTAATGCCACTGCCCGATATTACTATATTGCCACTTCCTAAAATGCTATTGCTATTAATAGTCTTTATGTTTGTACCACTTACTAAAGTATCTTGTTTGGAAGTTGCTAATCCGCTGTATTGACTATTTGTTGCATCATCGCCTGTATTATTTCCACTTAAAGTTGTAATTCCTAAAATGGTTTTTATTCGTGTAACATCAAAATAGGATAGTATTGCACTCCAAACAGGAAATTTGACACTACTTGCACTATCACTCGTTGAAGTGGATTTGTTTGCGCTATCTTCTGGAGTGAAACCTAAACTGTTTTGCTTTAAATTTAATGCTGTTTGAGTAGCGGTTGAAACTGGCTTATTCGCATCGCTTGTGTTATCAACGTTACCTAATCCAACTGCTGATTTGTCTAAAGTTTGAAAGGTTTTGTCACCTCTATAATATTGTCCTGTTGTCCCTGCTGTAATTGTTGGTTCTTTAGTAGCCAAAGCATCAAACACACCATTACTACTTACTGCATTGCTACTGCCATCGGTAGGGGTTGCATCGATGGTTGGAATATCGTCAGTAGTTGCAATAATAGCATCTGCTGTTAATATTGGAGCTTTTAAAACTCTTTGTACTAAAGTTGGTACTGCATCAGAAGCTTGTGTAAGGTTTATTGAATAACTACCCTCTAAAGTATTAAATCTTGTTATGGAATTTACATCAAAAGCATTTCTAATAATATCAGATGAAGCAATATCTCTCTTGCTAACTTCTATATAATTTGGAGTAATTTCACTTATATACTCATCAGTTTCATCAATAATTTTTACTTTTATGTGTTGGGTAGTTTCATTACCTTCATCCGTTACTTGTTGAAGGTTTTGCGAACCGCCCCCGCTTTGAGTATTGACATTAATTACAGTTATATTATCAACTGTATTAATCGTTACTTCTTGAATGGTCGGTGTTACGTTTATGTCTATTATTGTACTCATTGCGTAATGGTATTAATGACTTGAAATAAACCACCAACCCAAGTGTTAACAGTATTATCTGATAAAGTGATTTGAATGTCGTATTGATAATTTCCTGCAGGAATAGAAATAATTTGCTCGTTAATTTTAAACTGTCCATTAACCGCATTGGTTATGGTTATTCCAGCACTTGCAACACTTGTTAAAGTCAAGGCAGGAAGTGAACAGGCATCTTTTTTAATATCCATTTTGATAACCGCTCCCGTTAAATTCAAAGCCACGTTATCAATTAATATCTCAAAAGGATATTCATTAAATGTGTCGCCCCTTAACGCTTGTATGTTCAATTTGCCTATCATCTTGCTCTTGTTTTTTTAAATAAACTTCTAATAATTTACTGTTTTTAACCTCTTTTACATTCGGTTTCTTCTCATTTGCCATAATACGTATTCATCTTCGGTTATTACTTGGCTTGGCATATACCAACCGCTATTACTCGCTCTTTGTGGATTGACTATATTATCTGAACTGCTTACATACTCGGGTAAATCATTTTTGCAAAGCCATTTTTTCATTCTCTCAGCGTACATATCAGCTTTCAATCGCATTTCATTTGTTAAAGTTGATAGCATCTTTTCACTTGGTGCAGTTGTATTGGCTGGTGTTGGCATTGTAATACCATTGTTACCTATTGCAAAAGCACCGATTTTAAGATATTCTGTTGCGCTCTGTCGGATTAAAAAAGGTTTAATATAGTCATTGTACAAAGTTAGATAAAGTCCGCTTAAATCGTCATTCTCAAAGTCAGTTTCTATTTTAGCGTACAAAGTTTCACCTAATAATTCTTCCAACCTTGTGGCTTGTGCGTCAAGTGTACATTGACGTAATTTGTCAACGTCAATATTCCCACCTAATAAGGTATTCTTTGTAATATCGTTATCGTTTAAAAGTATTATCATCTCGAGTGTGGTGTTTGCCCCGCTATTCCTGATGCTGGTAATTTTTTAGCATCATCAATAGCGATTGGTGATTTTGTATCTACTTTAATATCTTTTTTTCTGAAAATTAATTTTTCCCAATAGTGCTTACAAGTTCCACCAGGATGGTTTGCGCTTAATAATCCACCACCTTTGTATAACCAAATTGAATAAGGATTATCAGGGTTGGGGTGCATTCCAAAGCCGGGGTTAACAACTACGCTTCCCATCGCTTCAATGTCCTCACGTCTGTAAATCTTATTAGCTTTCATCATCTTTACACAAAATTCTCTCTCGGGTGCAATATTCCCAGCGTATCGGTAACGCACCAAATTATATTCAGTATCGTAAATTGATTTTCTATTTGGAAAAGCTACACCTGTACTTGTGGCTAATTTAATTGCATCTTCTTCAG